CAAAGATCAAGTTGAGCAGGAAGAAAAAGACTCTGAGCAACAGCGTAAAGACGATGATGCAGAACAACAGGAAAAGGATGCTGTAGCAGAACAAGAAGAAAAGGATGCTGAGTCAGCAGAAAAAGATGCTGAAAACCAAGACAAAAATGAAGAGTCAGCTGAAAAAGACAAGGATGCTCAAGAAGAAACAGAAAAAGATAAAGATGCTGATGAGTCTGCCGAAAAAGATAAAGACACTGAAGCCGACAAAGATGCTCAAGCCGAGCAACAAGAAAAGGATCAAACAGAGCAACAAGAAAAAGATACTGTAGAAGAAGAAGGCAAAGACAAAGACAGTACTGAGGCTGAAAAAGATAAGGACGCTGAAACAGAAAAAGATAAGGATCAGGCTGAGCAACAGCAAAAAGACTTTGATGATGCTGAGGCAGAAAAAGACAAGGATGCCGCAGAGCAGTTAGAAAAAGACACTACGGAAAATGTTGCTGACAATGCCGGTATAGGCAAAGACGGCGAAACTGACCCTATGGGGGACACCACAAAAGATGGTGAAACTGATGGCGACCAGAATAAAGATGGTGGCGGCGAAGAAGAAAACGCTGACACAGAAAATAAAGATGGTGAGCAAGAGGATGCAAATCCCGACAGCAAAGATGGCGAAGATCCTGACGAGACTATTGCAGATAAAGACTCAGAAGGATTTTTTGAAACAATTATTGACACTATTTTTGACAACAAAGATGGCGGTCCAGGTGGCGACGGAGAAACCCAATCATCTCAAACTAAAGACGGGGAAGATGAAAATACGGACCCCAATAATAAAGATGGTGAAACCGAAGAGGATGTTCAAAACAACCCGACAAAAGACGCCGAAACTGCTGGGGATGTTTTGGATGTTAAAGATGGAGAAGAAGAAAACACAGACCCGCAAAACAAAGATGGCGAAGACTCAAATGTTGACCCAAACAACAAAGACGGCGAAACAGAAGAGGAGATTTTAAACGATACCGTTAAAGATGCGGAGGTGTGGCAAGAGGTTGTTGGAACGAAAGATACTGGCGAAACTCAAGATCCAGCCACTAAAGACGGCGAAGGCAATGAAGATCTCAATGAAGATAAAGACGGGGAAACAGAAGAAGATATATTAAACAACCCTATTAAAGATGGCGAAACTATTGAGCAAATTATTGGTGGAAAAGACGCAGAAACAGAAACAAAAGAAAAAGAGCCTGAGCTTGGCGCTGGCGATGATAAGGAAGGCGGAGAGGATGAAAGCATTGACCCTATAACAAAGGACGCTGAAACTGCTGGCGATGTTGTTGGAATTAAAGATGGGGAAGATGGCGGCAAAGATCCTGGCGGGGAAACTGGAAGTGATGTACTTGATGGCATAGCTGACATTTTTAAAGACGGCGGAGGTGATGGCGTTGGCACTGGGTTTGTTGCGCCAAAAGCTAAAGACTTTATGTACCGATTAGATTTTGATGGCCCAGAACCATTTAAGCGTAGCATTACCGATGAAGATTATTTAGCCAAGCTTGAACAAATGAGTTCATCAGAAATGCTTGATGACATTATTAAACGAAACTCTGGTAATTCCGGTGGAATGTTGACATGACATATTTAGATTTGGTTAACAATGTATTGCGTCGATTGCGTGAAGACACTGTAAGCACTGTTACAAATGACACCTATACAACAATGGTTGGTGATTTTGTAAACGATGCAAAAGAAATGGTTGAGTCAGCATGGGATTGGTCAGCACTTAGGACAAGGCTAACAATTACAACGGCGGCTGATGACTATACCTATTCACTAACAGGAACAGGTGACAAAGGCAAAGTTCTTAATTTAATTAACGATACTTCAAATTTAACAATGCAATACCAAACGCAAAATTGGTTTGATGATCGTTTTTTTGTGCAAACACCTGCATCTGGTGCGCCTGAATACTTTACGTATAGCGGAGTTGACGCTAACGGGGATGCTCAGATTGACGTATACCCAAAGCCAGATGGAGTCTACTCGCTAAAAGCAAAGGCAGTAATTAGGAATACGGCATTGAGCAGTGACTTGGATACATTGGCAATTCCAAGCCAACCTGTAATTCACTTAGCTGTAGCGTTGTTAGCTAGAGAACGTGGCGAAACAGGCGGAACATCAGCGCCAGAGTACTTTGCTATTGCTGACAAATATTTATCTGATGCGGTTGCTTTGGATGCACAACGTCATCCAGAAGAAACTATTTTTTATACTCCGTAGGTATAGTTATGGCACAGCCGTTACAAAGCATCAATTTAGTTGCCCCAGGATTTAAAGGGGTTAACACTGAAGACTCGCCTATTGCTCAAGACCCGTCATTTGCAGATGTTGCAGACAATGCGGTAATTGATAAGCGGGGTCGTATTGCTTCACGGAAAGGCATTGAGGTTTTAACAACTGATAAGACAGAGCTTGGCGCAGACTATATACATCGAATCCATCATTTTTATGATGAGTCAAACAACAATGTTATTTTTAGCGCAGGCAATAACAAAATACTTACAGGCACAACTACTCTTGTTGATGCAACTCCAGGCTCTTATACAATTACCGACAATAACTGGAAGATTGTTAACTTTAATAACAAGGCGTATTTTTTCCAAAGAGGGTATGACCCGCTTGTATATGACAACGCAACGGGTCTAAGAACATTTACTACTGTTAACTCAACGGCTACTGCGGCTACCTTAAAGTGCAACGATGCGGTTGCGGCATTTGGTCGTTTGTGGATCGCTGACAACTCAACAGAACGGCAGGTTGTTTACTGGTCGGACTTGTTGATTGGCAATGATTTTACAGGCGGTAGTAGTGGATCTATTAACGTGTCAAAAGCCTGGGGTGATGGACACGACGAGATTGTTGCTATTGCTACGCATAACAACTTGCTCGTTATTTTTGGTGAACACAGCATCCTTGTTTACCAAAACGCTACAAGCCCAGCAAGCATGTCGTTAGCGGATACTATTTCTGGCGTTGGTTGTATTGACCGTAACTCAGTTCAAAGCATTGGTACAGATATTTTGTTTATGTCTGACTCAGGCTTACGAAGTCTTGGTAGGACAATACAGGAAAAGTCACTGCCAATATCTGACCTTAGCTTAAACGTAAAAACAGAGCTAATTAACGTTATTGATGCCGAAACGCTACCAGTAACCTCGATATACAGCCCTGAAAATGCGTTTTACCTTATCGGCTTTCCAAGCCAATCTACTATTTACTGCTTTGATCTTAAAGGCCGACTAGAAAACAACTCGTACAGAGTGACTAGATGGACGTCTGTAAGCCATAAATCGTTTGCTAGGCATACAGATGGCACGCTTTACATTGGAACGTCTGACGGCATAGGAACGTACTCTGGATATTTGGACAATACATCAAAGTATCGGTTTAGATACTTTAGCCCTGCATTAACTTTTGGTGATTCAAGCAAAACAAAGATTGTCAAAAAGATTAATCCAACGCTTATTGGCGCAAATGAAGAAAAAATATTTGTTAAGTGGGCTTATGACTTTAAAACTGCCTTTAAGAATTATGAAATATCTGTAGGCAATCAAGTGCCGGCTTATTATGGCGTGTCGGAGTATACGGTTGGCACGTTTACAGGCGGCATATTAACGACAAAACCTACTGTTCATACAACAGGGAGTGGTGGAGTTGTTACGATAGGCTTGGAGTCAGATATTAATGGGTCTATTTTGTCGATTCAGGAAATCAACGTATTAGCATTGATAGGTAAAACGATATGAGCAATTACACTAAGACAACAAACTTTACAGCCAAGGATACGTTGCCTGCTGGAGATACAAATAAGATCATTCGGGGTAGCGAATTCGATACAGAGTTTGATGCGATTGCTACGGCTTCTGCTACAAAGGCAGATATTGCATCGCCTACTTTTACGGGAACTGTGACAATCCCAGCTTTGACTTTTAGCGGAACTTTGTCGACAGGCACAATTGATGGAGGGACGTACTAATGTCGCTTTTTGGTGATATAGCAGGTTTATCCGCAATTAATGCGGCTTATAACAGGCTTCAAAGCGTTGGCGAATCTGCTCAAGCATCTGCAAATACACTTGCTAGTCAGCTTGAAACTAAAGCTAGGTTTCAACCATTTTCTGTAACTACAGGCACAAGTGGTGCAAATGTTATGGCTGGCGGCTCTTTGTCTGTTGGCGCAACTGGTGCCGCTAGACAGCTACAAGATGCTCTTCTTGGCGAAGCATTGTTTAATGTTGGCGGTGCTCCTCCAGGTTATTTTGAAACGATGGGGCTTGGTCAAGATTTTCTTGGCATGGTTAGGCCAGAGCTTCAGGGTGGATTGCCAACATTTGATCCTACAAACCAGTTAGCTCAGCAAAGTTTAGCGGCATCAGCGGGATTGCTTACAGAAGCAGGTATGAGTCCTGCGGCAAGAGAGCAAGCTATTTATCAACGAATGAGGGCGGCACAGACGCCAGAAGAACAGCGTCAGCGGTTAGCGTTAGAAGAGCGTTTGCTGTCTCAAGGCAGGCTTGGAGTAAGCACTAATCTTTATGGTGGTACGCCAGAGCAGTTAGCACTTGCAAAAGCGCAGGCAGAAGCGCAGAACACTGCGATGATTCAGGCTATGCAACAAGCTCAGACCGAGCGACAGTTAGCAGGTCAGCTAGGT